CGGGGACTTCCTTTTTTCGGCTAAACCCGTGAACGGCTTTTGAAGCCTAAACAACATCTCTCACCCAGAGTAAGAATGACTACACAGGGCGCATTCTTCAGTATACGCCCTACAAAGCGGAGTAATCCTGAAGCTAGAACAACCCTCGATTCACTCCACAGCGTGCGTATTCAGAATATTCTTGAAAAAGAGGCTGAAATAGAGGTTCTAAAAGCTGAAATAGCGGATCTCGTGGCGAAATGTAGAGGCCTCACGGATGAAATAGAATATGAACAGCTTCAGAAGCGTATACGTGCGCTCGAAAAGGAATGTACCGTTCGCAGTAACAAGGATGAGATGTATGATTATTTTCTTAACACGGGTGAAATCGTATATAATTATTATGAAACACAGGACAAGATTCATAAGGGCGTTGAACGGTCGGTGAAGCGTGCCGGGGTGAAGGCAAAACCTGGTTCTGTCTTAGCCGCCTTGGAGTCGGCCGCTGCTACTCAGAATCCTCTGGAAACAGTCACCGTGAGTACCGCCCCTCCTGGTGAAGTTCTTCGTCGTGACAAACTGCTTGAACAATACTTACAAATAGTTCATCCTGAGCATGTGCGCGGCACGAACGAAATCGAGAATGATCCGTATGGAGAGTGTGAAGAGTGTCGCACGGAGATGATTTTCAGCGCGAACGAGGCCGTGTTCACTTGTACGCAGTGCGGATTCCAGGAGTTCGTTCTCATTGATTCGGATAAGCCCAGTTATAAAGATCCTCCACGGGAGGTCAGTTATTACGCTTATAAGCGTATTAACCATTTTAACGAGTGGCTGGCACAGTTTCAGGCGAAAGAGAGCACGGAGATTCCACAGGAAGTGTATGAGGCTATTTGCGCGGAACTCAAAAAGGAGCGCATTCTTGACTATCGGACTCTGTCTCGGCAGAAAGTGCGCGAGATTCTGAAGAAGCTAAAATACAACAAATACTACGAGCACGTGCCGCATATTATCAATCGCCTGAATGGTCAGAATGCGCCCGTTATGAGCCGTGAGATCGAGGAGAAGCTGCGTTACATGTTCAAAGAGATTCAACCGAGCTTTCAGAAGAACTGTCCTAAGGAACGTAGCAATTTCCTTTCATACTCCTATGTTCTGTATAAATTCTGTGAGCTGCTGGAGCTGGATGAGTATTTGTCGTCGTTTCCGCTCTTGAAAAACCGCGACAAGCTATATGTACAGGATAAGATCTGGGAGAAGATTTGCGCTGACCTGGCGTGGCAGTTCATTCGGTCTGTTTAAAAGAGTTTATAAGCATGTAATATTTTGAGTGAGATTCACTAAAAATATAACGTGTAGGTATTTATTATTTAGAGTTAAGCATTAAGCGACAGTTGTTAGAGTCGAGCACCAGGGAAACCTACCAGGTTCGCGCCAATGCCGAATCCCGCGCCCTGGCGTGCCGTAGCCCCAATGCTCGGGGACACCACATCCAGGATGGCAAACACCGCCGCCGCCACCACGCCCAGCGTCAGGATCTCATCCCACGGCAGACGGTGACGAGGCACAAAAATCGCAGCTACCGCGACGAACAGACCCTCTACCAGGTATTTGATGGCCCGATTCACTATCTCGGAGGTGGCGTTCATACCTTCTATATTTGCTTTATAGATTTTTCTACCGCGTATTTCCGTTTAAAGCAAACCCGATAGCCTAGAACAGAATGTCAAAGGCCGCCGCTGATCGTGAAGATTTCCTCGAGGAGGACGCGGAGATCCCTGGGCAGAAGTTCTGCCTTCTCAGCTTCCTAAGCCCGGAGAAGGTTCTGGCGAATAAGAGTATTTTTATGTTCAACCAGTTTGTGAAAAGCTATGAGTTCCAAAGCCGGACGAAGAACCTGGAGGCCTACCTGATGAAAACTCTTACGGGCTTCAATTCCAAGCTGGACGCAGAGGCCGATGCGCTGGATGCGAAGGACTTGAGCGGGGCGGCGGAGGTCTGCCGTAAGTCGAAGGTCCGGATCGATACCCTGATGGATGAGTTCCACCAGTTTGTAAAAACGAACGAGCGTGAGCTGAAGGAGTCAAAGATGCAGGAAGCATACGACGATTTCATGTATACAAATAAGGTGAAGCTGGAGGATGAGTTCTATGCCAAGAACGAGTTCCGCACTACTGTGCGCGGCTTGAAGGTGCGTGGTGTATATGGCTCACAAGCAGAGGCCGTTGCACGCTCGAAGAAGCTCCAACGCGCAGATACGCTCCACAATATCTTCGTGGGTGAGGTAGGTAAGTGGCTGCCCTGGGATCCGGAGCCGTCCGATGTGTCGGAGCAGGAGTATGCGGAGGAGCAGCTGAATAACCTGATGCACAAATACAAGGAGAATGAAGAGCACCGCGAACAGTTCCAGCGTGAACAGCGTTCTCGAGCGGCAGCCTCCTCCAAGAAGTCGGGAGTAACCACGATTACAGATGAGAAGCCCGCGGAGTCATTCTCCGACATGTTCGGCTCATCGGGGCCCGCGGACCTTGCCATCGCACGTAAGACCGCGCAAAAGGACCTTTCGGGCGCGTCAACGTAATCTAGTTCGGCGAAAAATATTCAATAAAGCCCTTATAAAGAGCTATATTGAATGTGTTCAAAGGCTGCTAATGCCTGTTTTTGCGAGTGGCACCCCCCTTGTGTTTCTTAGTCATCTTAAATCTTGCGGGCCTTGCTTGCCCTATTTCTCTGAAAATCGCATTCCTGTATTCATAAACACTTCTGAGATTGGGAGGTAAACCTCTCGCTGGCGATTTTGATGCTGTTTTTTTTGCGGTTTTCATTTTCGGCAGTGGACTTATATGACCTAATAGACGCCGCAAGTTTCTGACAGAACCCTGGTGACGTTTATCCGGTGGTGATGAAAATGCGGCAGGAGGCTTACGCTCACGGTGCGGCGAGCTCATCTCCTCTTATTATTTGCCGGGAAAATAGTCATTTGTGATGGGGGCCATCACCGGGCGGCACACATTCTCCTGGCAGAACTCACCCTCCTTGCAGTTGACCCCCTTACAATCCCCCTTGCGCGAATCCACACCCGAAGCTGCCTGAAATCCCTCAGGGAACTGCCGCACAAACGCGCGACGAATCATTGGTAAAAATGCCACCGCGGCTAGAAGAACCGCTAATAGACCTAGAAGAGAATAGCCTCGGTTATGTCTCATTTCTATTCTTACGCGGAGAATTAAGGAACCACCGGAAGGGGATTCCTATCATACATTTGCGGTGTATCCGAACCATAACAGTAGCCATTCATACACCGTTTAGGATGCGGGCAAGGTTCTAAATCTGCTCCGCAGCGCTGGGGCTGACCAGCCACTCGAAATCCCTCCATTGCCAAATAGGGGTTGATACGATACATGCGATCCGCAACAAGAAGTAATATAGCCAAAGCTGCTATGAATCCTATTAGAAAGAAATCAACCTTCATCTATCATATTAACTCTTTTTATTGATATTCACAACAGGTCCCTTTAGTTTCCGTGCGTTCATAGGATCATAGGCATTCGCATCCTCTTCCTCCTTGTCCCGATAGTAGTATTTGACAGAAGAACTCGAAGCTCGGAAATGCGCTTGCGTAGTTCTCAAAAATGCGCTTGCGATTTGTCGCATACGGCTCACGGAGAATAAATACAAAGTCCACGTTGGTCCGGAGAGCCGGTTGAATACCCAGAGGATATTGCATTGTTATAATGAAGAACACCTTCAGCCAACGACCGTTCATGAAAAGGTAGCGAATATTTTTGTCGTGTGTCCAGCTGTCATCATACATACAGTCATCGAGAATCATGAATGATCTCGGATCCAGGCGAGATTTCACACCGCCCCCCTGCTGCTCCCGTTGAATCCGAGCCATGATCATTTTCTGTCGCTTCACGAAGTTTGCCAGAATCATGGGCGAAAACTCGCCGTGGATGAACAGCGGAGGGATCATCTTTCCATAGAAGGAGTTTGACTCTTCTGTCCCGCTGATAACAGTTCCCAGAGGCATATCCTGGTGGTGAAACAACAGGTCGCGCACCAACGTAGACTTACCCGTACGCCGCCGCCCAATAAAAATCACCACCGCATCCTGTGGGATTTTGCGCATATCGAACTTCTTCAATGATACGTTTACAGCTCCAGCCATTCACAACTGTATAGGCGTGGACTTTTTTAAAGTGCGTCATAGCGCAATCTAAATGCTCTTGAACCAGGTAAGAATGGAAAATCTCCGGGGAATGACATTACCCCCTCCACGTTTCCGGATAGCGGAACTCCCCAAAGAGTTGTGCCAAGTGAGGGGATTTAATTCCCTTCAGACGTTCTTTCCAGCTCTTACAAAGCTGTATCGCCTGACCAAACACCAAACCGATGGTGTTTGGCTGGATTCAAAGTGGCAAATTACCGGGATTGATATTTCGGAAACTTCCGGCCCGTGCCAGCTGTCGCTTGTTTCTAGAGAAGACTTGTCGGGTACGACTGTGAAGACAAAGGTTCATCCCGCCTTTCTTAAAGTGACCCATCTTCTGGATCCTGTGCGCTGGATGAAGGGGAAATATAGCCTTCCAAAAGAAAGTGGGCTACCGTGGCATAATAAAACTTGGGCGAATGCCTGGTCAAAACTACAGGATTCGTGGAACCAGGCATACGTAGAGACTATTGCCGCCTATGCCTTGGGCCGCCTTCGCGACGAAGGTGTGTCCCCGCATTTTAACGAGTTCTACGGCGGCTTTTGTGCTCGCGCCGAAATCTATCGGTTCAATCTTACCGATGAATACGACAGTTATCGGAATGCGCGCTGGTTCTGGCAGGGGCTGAAAAGGAAGTTATACAATCTGCACATGCTCGATAAAAATAATCCGTCGACGGTTGTTGAGCAGAGCGTGATCGATGAATATTTGCGCGAACCGTCCGTTATAGAGTCGGGTGAGGATACAGATTCCAGCGAAAGCTTATCAGGCTCCGAGGTTTCCGAGGAAGTAGTTGACGTCACAGGTATCGTGGAATCAGCAGAAGTCTCTTCACTACATTCTGATGCGTTTTCTGCCTTGTCGTTTAATAACGAGGATGATAACGACAACGATAACGAAATAGATGCTGATGAACTGCCATCCGATAATAACTACAAGATTTATGCAGAGTTACGTAACTTCCCCGTTATGTTGATTGCCGTGGAACAGAACCGTGGGACTATGGACGAGCTTTTAGATAATACAGATGAAGTTGGCGCAACACACGGGACACCTGAGTGGGAGATTCGTTGGTGTGCGTGGCTCTTTCAGGTAGTTGCCGCCCTCAGTGTGGCACAGGCTGTAATAGGTTTTACTCATAATGACCTTCATACTAATAATGTTGTATGGGCGCCGACAACAGAGGAGTATTTTTATTACACGCTCAGATCCGGCGCGATATTTAAGGTTCCCACATTCGGTAAGATATTCCGCATTATCGACTTCGGGCGCGCGATATTCACGATAAACGGAACACAGTTCATCAGCGATGATTTCCGCCCTGGGAATGATGCGGATGGACAATATGCGTTCAAGCCGCTTCTCTCGAGACCAAGAGAGGAAGTGTATCCCAACCCGTCATTTGATCTGTCGCGCCTTGCCGTGAGCCTTTTCGAATCCCTATTTCCAGATGCACCTGAGGATAAGGAGGATGGCTGCGTAATGAGTTCTGAAGAGGGGCTTGTTATGAATGAGACTGTGTCAGATCTTTTTAACTGCGTCTGGATGTGGATGATTGACGATGATGGGAAAAATGTGCTGGTTGAGCCCGATGGCGAGGAGCGTTTCCCCGATTTCGATTTATATAAACATATTGCCGCAAAAGTCCACGGGGCTATTCCATCCCAACAGTTCAAACATCCAGCTTTTGACCAGTTCCAAGTGAACCCGTCAGAAGTCGGTGAAAGCGTGAAAAAGTGGCAGTTGTTTGCATAAGACCTCTAAAATCGTGGAACACCGACTTTCACTTCCATATCATCCGATGACTTCTCAGTAGAAACATCAACGGCTCCCTCTTTAGCGCTTCCCATGCTCAAAAGAGAGAGCGGCACTAGGCTGAGCACCATCTGAATAATACTTGTTGACGATTCCGGTAGGAGCTGGATGATCATCGCCATCATCATAGAGCCAATGATGAAATCGCGGCCCAGACTTTTCACCGTGGGTGGTTTCTCTTCGATAAATTGCGTGCTCGCCGCGCCTAGTGCGGATATGACAACACCGCCTAGGATCATACCCGTGATTAGGGGGGGTTGTGACATTCTGGCCGCTCAGAAGGAAATAAAGACGCGCATGTGAACGCGCCAAGGCGTTTAAAGCTCCTCGAACTCCATAGGAAGTGTTTCGGCTTCGTTACCCAGCTCTTCAAATCCATCCATCGGTTCCGGAGAGTCATCAAGGAACTTTACCTCATCCTGGGCCCCCTCCAGTTCAGGAACAAACTCTTTGATCGGCTCCTCTTTATCAACAAAGGCGGTATCAATCCCTGTGAATAGCTGTACTTCTTCCGCCTTAGGTTCCTTTGTAAGATCTATCACCGTGTTACTGGGCTTCTCCTCGGCAGCCACGGGCTTCTCCTCAGCAGCCGCGGGCTTCTTCTCAGCAGCCTCGGGCTTCTCCTCAGCAGCCGCGGGCTTCTCCTCGGCAGCCGCAGGCTTCTCTTCTTCCTCTTCCTCCTTCTCCTCTTCGGCCTCCACCTCCGCCTCGTCATCCTCCTTCAAATATTCGCGCAAAATATTCTTCACAGGCAGCATACTCCGAATCGACTGGTGGATGCCGTCATTCAGAATAGACTCAATGAGACGTAGGTTCTTCTGGCGTTCAATAGAGGGCGCAGTAGTGGAAAAGAGATATGTATTGCTCCAAATGAGTCGAGAGCATTCAATCAATGTCTTATGAAGAAAATGCTCTAGGCGAGGAATCGTTATCTGGAGCTTCTTCTGACGAGATGTAAGGCGAATGGCGGAAAGGACTTTCGTGTGCGCGATGAAAACGGCCGTAAGCAGTTCCTCAAGGTAATCGCACTGCGTGGATTTCGCCACTGCCGTAGTTTCTCGTTGAACTTTATCGGCATTCCATTCCGGAACAGCTTCCAAGAGTTGCTGGAACATCAGTAGAACTTTGTTGATAAGCGGCTCCTTTTGTTTGGCATCGTCAAGCATATCGAGAAAATACTGTTGAAGCGCGGGTAACATGAATTGACATAGTTGCTTCGTATATTCCGCCTTTGCCTCAGCATAAACGCCAGCACCTTCTCCTGATAGCTCCATATCTGGAATATGGGTGGACTTATGAATTTGAAATAGGACGCGGGGGCGCATTTAACAGGAATTCACTCAGTTGTATCCAGGGTGAAGAACCTGCGCCAATAGCTCGAATACATTCTTGAATCCGGAGATTGTGAGCGCCATATACAGATATAAGTTGCTCAATTATCTCATATGGATCCTCACCAGCCTTTCGGAAGGAAATAATACTATTCCAGGCCGGGAGTGCCCCTGTATGTTTCGGCGCTGTAAGTCCCATATGTGATGCAAGGGTGAGGTTACGATTCGCCCTATACGAATGCTCAGCCCGCATCATAATTACATTACATCTGGAAATGATCGGGGGAGACAGTTTCCACAGTTCACGAACTTCCAATGCACACGTAACATTTGGGATGAAGAACTTCACGACCTTCACGCAAACTACGATCTGTACGCGCATTCCAACGAAACAGTTTCGCCTTGGCGAAACTCGCTTGTTCGCGGATCCATCGAGATTTCCCTGTTCCAGGTTCGCCGCTAATAAGCAGCGCAGCTTTACAGGTTTGTTTTGTTGTCATTGCTATGGAATGATGCTATGTAGAGTTTAGGTATCACTCGTCATCAGGCCCCCCTACATCTCCCATTTCATCTTCCTCCATAATTTGCTTTTGTAATATACTATCAAACTCTTCGTCGCTTAACTTGCCGATTTCATCGCTACTTTTTTCCAGTAGTTCTATAAAATCACTCGATAGTCCGAGGCTTTTAGCTTCATTTAATCGCTTACTAAAATTACCATCCCCCCTGTTTCCTGATTTATTTGACCTGGACCTTGTATTATTTCGTTTCGGCCTATTGTTCGCCCTAGACCTAGTGTTATTTCGTGATCTAAGACTGGGTATTAGATGCTTTAGAATATAAACATCCTCTTCAATGATCTCCGTCATATCCTTTTTTGTTAGCCTCTCAATCTTATTATACTGATCTTCGCGCAGTTGTATCATATATTCTAGATATGGTTGTGGATTGGACCAATCAAATTTACTAATATTATGTTTATTTTTAGAGCCGGCAACACCCATCTATTCTATCGTTTCATATAAAGTTTTCGCGATGCGCTGAAGTCATATAGGTTAAACATCTCACATAGTAGCCAGCATTTCCTGTAAGAGTTTCTCGTCGTGTTGCGCATTATAGGCAAGATTTTGTGAGGCCATGAGAGGATTCGAGTTCACGGCACGAACCATATCCTGTGCATTCCTCTGGAAGCTCACATCCAGTTTGAGAGGGACGCGAGGGCGCACTTGACCGATGTCGCCCACACCCGTAGGCATCCCCACCACACGATTTACGGCATTCGCGCGATCATTCACGATATCCGCGTCAATCTTCTTAGCCGTCTGATGAATATTGCCGTCAAAGACGGCCAGCGCGCCGCCATTCCCATGCATCGGGTCGCGACCCAGAGCAATCTCCTGCTTGCTCGGGTTGAGGCGCATGTTATAGGCCGCGTCGTGGCTGGTGAAATCCTTATTGACGGAGTTAGACGGACCATAGTATTCGGACTTGTTCGTGAGCTGCGACTTCTGTGTAGGGCGTGCGATATCATCGGGATCATAGACCTTGAGGCGTGTGGCGCCATCCGCTCCAGGTGCCGCCTGACCCATCCAGTTCCAGTTGATAGTTCCCTCCTTCACCGTCGTGCGTGCGATATCATTGGGGTCCCATACGGTTATAGCAGGCGCGCTATTCGCGAAGCCAACCGGCGTGCCCGTCTGGCGAATATTGCCAACTGTCTCCTGGCGACGTGTGGGACGATTCGGGTCATCGTAGTGAACGGTTAATGCCCCAGCCTCCGCAGGGGCCAAGTTGAGACCCATTGTGCGCTCGCTCGTGGCATTACGCTCATTCGGGCGAACTTCGTAGCCTGATCTACCATAGTCCGCCTCGGGTGCGTCCGTATTCGCCGTCGTATACGTAGTCATGTCAGCATTACGGTAGCCAGCACCGCCATACTGCTGAACCATCGGTGCGCGAAACGAACCAACCACGTAGGATTCCCCAAACTCCTGGGATGTCGCAGGACCCACCGCGTCGGAGCTGGTTTCAGGACGCGTGGTGTGCTTGAGAACCTGGACAGGGCGAGTAGTCTCCTTGATAACATCACCCGTGGTGACAAAGAAGCGCTTACCCGTCTCGTCAATATAGAATTTATCGGGGCGGTATTTGCGAACTTCACCCGACTCTTGGGCGGCCATTCCAATAAAGTGCTGGCCAGGAACCACCGGTTGATTGTATGTCTCCTTCGGATTGTCCGACGTGCGCAGATCATCGGTGCGACGAATATTGTCAATCATGTATTGATTGACCTCGAACTGCTGGAAACCACCCTTGCCAGTCGCCGCAAAGCCCTCATTCACACCAGGGGCTACACGAACAGGCTCGAAAGGCCGCTCACCAGAACGATTCCGTGGATCATTAATACGACTCTGAACGAAATCCGTCTGATCCTCCATGCCAAACGGGTTCCCAAAAGGCGCACGAGCAGTATCAAACATGGGCTCAATCTCCATTTTCGATATCTGGTTGATACCGGAGCCAGTGTATGTGTCGAGAATACTGGTGTTTGCCTGGTCGCCCACATTTTGCCGAACACGGCCGCCAAAAAACGGCACCATGTTATTGTGCGTGAAGTCGGAACTGTTTATCCTATCACCCGTTAACTCACTTGTTACGAATCCCTCAATATAGCTCGGCTGGGCCTGAATCCCCCCAGGATTCATAGCTACATCTGGCGTTGCGGCATTAATAGGCTCGGGCTTCGGCTGAAGACTCGGATTCATAGGGGTAGTTCTCACGGGAGGCGGCGAGTAGTTTAAAAGAGTCCCTTGAATACCGGGATTGGGTTCGCTCTGAAACGGACTTTGCCCCATTCCATTTTGATACATGAGATCGAGCTCTTGAGGAGGGCCGGTGACACTCGCACCGCGCTGGGCCTTTGTAAGAGGATCTTCGTCGGGGCCGCGTTGGGCGGCGGACTCAAAATTCTCTTGCGTGGTTGTTCCTGAAAGGCGTGTTACTAAATAACCCAGGCCACCTAATGCGAATAGTGCGGCTGCTTCCATACTCTACTAAGTTATATGGTCAAAATGACGGAACCGTGAAATACCGATGCCTCTCCAAGTTAAACAGTCCTCCGAGGAATACTTAACTTAGTATATTTTATCACTTGCTCACGCGAAGTTAGCACCATTATGAGTCTTTGTCTTCTCTTTATCAAGAAGGCGCGAGGGGATATAAAAATCGAAGGGTGTCTCATATGTCAGCTGCGGCTGATGCGCCAGCGGAGTCCAACGATTCCACCCCGTTCCACGAAGTGTACAAGGAGGATTTACGATGCGCTGGAATAACTGAGGTGTGGACTCGTCGGGTGCAGCCTCAAGGGGTGTATTGTTCATCACGTTCGTCTCCGGGTTATACAGTTTGTTGCTGGCCCGAAGGCGAGAACCGAACCGGTTGATCCCTTTCAGATCCGATTCTACATCCGTCTTCCACTTCCCTACCGGCCACGAAGCCCCAGATTTCTGAATACGGGTTGTGACATCCACCGGATAACTCGTCGGACAGTTCGCATCCGGAGTATTTAGATAATAGCGAAGCGCATATGAGGTTATGCGCATGTCGTCCGATTGGTGGAAATCGTCAAACTTGGCGCGGGTAAGAGCTTGTTGTTTTACAGATAGGGCCATTGCTACCCTAGGAGCATATTAACGTTAAAACTTCTCGGGTTTCACACATGTTTCCTTCTCCAAAGGGACCGGGCCAATAACGGAAGGATACGCCCACTGCTGATACGCTTGTAGAGGAACCGGTGTCCCGTCAATCGTAATATTTATCTTGGGGTTCTCGCGGATAATCTTATTTGGGTTCGTCTGTAAAAGATGTTGACGCTCCGTCGACCACGTTGTGGGGCGTGTGATACCCTGTAGGTCGGATTCAACGTCGGCCATGTTCCCTGCTGCGCGAGCCACCTCGTTCCCACCCACTAGGCCAAGAATATGTCTCCGCTCCTTTACATGACGGACAAACTCGGGGAGCTGGTCGTATCTCTGCGGATTCTCAACTTTTTCATGCAAGGATGCGGCGCTATTTGGGGCAGGAAATGCCTCTGATAGTGACGCCATTCTGTTTCTAGACAGTTTATTATTAACACACCCCGTGCTTAACAATTCACATCGCGGATATAAGAACGACTCGGTAGACCACCACGAATCCAACCGGGCGATGCCATCTCAGGGATGAGATTCTCGGGCTTCTGAATATTGTTCTTTACAGAGGGGATGAGGGGGACGAACACGCCGTCGAACTGCTGCTCGGTCACGGTCCCGCACTCCTTACCCTGACGCACCTGCTCGGAGTGTAGTAGAAGCGACTCCACCTCCGCATTACCGCGACCACCGCCCATATAGGGAACACCCAGGAAAGGCCGGGCCTGTGCGCGAATATTGCAGCGCTGGTTATTGAACTCGGGTTGGTTCTTCAGGACGGACTCCGAGTCAATCTGCGCATTATTCGCTCCGAACCCCTCGCGAGCATACATGAGAAGCTCCTTTACAGCCATGGGGTTCACATCGCGCGCGTTAGGCACTAGATTTGTGGTAGTGTAGGCGCCGGGACCAACAGATTGCTTGTAGTATTGCTGTATTCCACAGGTATCGTCCTTCGTGTGAGTGAGGCGATTGACTTGCATCCTTCTTCTGAATGGTGCTCAGAATAAGCGGCTCTAAAATAGAATGGTCCAAACTCGTAGTAGATCTCTTTCCAAAAAGTTCTGTGATTGTATTAAAAAAGTTAGAAAAAGTATGATAAATGTCAGTAAAGGCTATTATAAGGATCGTGGTTATCTTTCATCCCGAAGCAGAGAATCTGCAGCTATTGCGATATGTACGACGAGTGTTCTCCAGACTCGGGGGAAGACTCTTCGTAAGTTTTCGTGTAAAAAGGGCGCCCGGGTTATGACACAGAAGATGAAACGCTAAGCGTTAAGCGGGCGTAACATTCATCCACGGAATAGCTCCTCCGTCTGTTCCGGGGAGACATGCCTCGCGACCACCCTCCTTACATGTCTTTCCAGGGATCTTATACAGCCAATCCTGATAAGACTGCCGGTCGCTCGGGATGCTCGTACTCGGCATCGTTATGAACTGCCTCTGACTCTGTGTCTTTCCGAAGACATCCGTGGGGTCACTGTAAAACTCCGTCCGGAAGAAATCGTCCAGGCCAACTCTAACACTCGGATCAGTTACCGACGCGGCCATGGGGCGTGTCGGATTATACTTAATCTCATCGATCAGAACGTTCATAAACGGGTTCCTGGCGGAAGGAAGTGTGAGTGTGGCAGGTGCGGCACCCCTGCCAATCACGTCGTATAGTTCATGCGGCTCTTCTTTCTTAGGAGCAGCATCAGTGAAAGCTTCGCGTGTTGTTTGAATGTCAACAAGCGTCCAGATTGACGGAATCGAGTAGAGACCAGCTACACCCAATAAGACAATCATGACCATGGTGTTTTTCAGAACCAATGTGGTAATGATCCCAAGTACGAAGGCCAACAGAAACACAAAAATAATATTATTCACATATTCGCTGGCACACTTGCCAACCGTCTGCTTTTTTACGGTAAATCCGGTGCTCAGTAGAACTTTCGGATTTTCCCACACATACGGATCACAGAAAGGATATAACTTCATGCTGACCGTAGTCCTCTAACAGTAAGTGCGAGCTTACTTATTCGCATTCTTGGCCTTCTTAGCCTCCAACTTGGCCCTCAGGCGATTCCTTACAACAGAAAGCCGACCCTGTTCATCACGACCCGATGCACGAGCAGCCTCGGGATCCTCGAACGAAAATGCGGATTTGAACGCCTTCATCATCTCGGCAAACGCCGGGTGCTCCTGGAACTCTTTCATCAACTCCTCCGCCTCCGCAGCGAGCTCCTCGGGCCTCAGATGTCCGCGCTGGATTTTATCCTGTAAGTTCTTCCCCACACGCGCCATGGCCTTTTGAAGCATATCAGGATTAGATGCCGAGGCCTGCATCAAAATCTCAAAAGCACGCGTGGGATCCTTCTCTACCGCCGCCAAGTCCTCGGGCCGGAGTCCGAAATCCACTTCTCAGGGAGCTGCGGCAGAGCTCCACCCGCCCCGAATAAGCTCTTGAACTTCTCCCCGAGGGAGTCAAAATCCACGCGATCCAGGCGACTACGCCACTGACCCGTGACCTTCTCTGCCCAGGCCTTAAATTTCCCCTCGTTCTCCACGTTGTCCATACCATTCTCATACATAGAACACAAGTCGAGGATCGCCAAGTATTCATAGACGGCATGCTTGGTCTTTTTGCTTACAGTTCCCCACATTCCAGCCGTTAATAAGACGCCGGGTAGGACTATCCCAGGGCACGGCAACTCGGTTCCAGGCTCCTTGTGCTTGCTGACGACCTCAGCGTAGTATTTCTTGCTCTTTTCTGCAGTGGGAATGGCCGCCGCGGCACTAAGCTGCGCCTCCAACTCTGGGAACGTGTTACGAAGGTCAGCGACAAACTCGTCGTACTTCTTCTGGAACGTGATCTGAAGGCCGGAAGTCTCCATCTCTTGTATAACCTTTGAAGTGATATTACACGGTCTTTACGCCACCAGTAAGTATTTCGCTCGTTTATATTCTGACTCCCAGATGTAAGAAGCTACACGCTCCCGGTCATGAAACATGATTACTTAATGAATGTTTCATCGGTTGTATTCATTATTTGTTATATACCCGAGTTGTATGCGAACTGGAAAAACAAGAATGCAAATATCTATAATATTCCCGAAAAGGTTTTAATGCTCGTAGGAATCGGATTCGCTTTTAGTTATGCTATCATCAATAATGATGTAGCCCTCATGACAAACTATGGCCCTATTTTAATGCTCGATGTCATAGCCCTTTTAATGCGTGTATATTACGTTCGTATTAATCATAATAGGAATGTAATAGATAATACGCCAGAGACTGAATCTAGAACGCCCGAGCCGCCCGCGCCTTCTCACAGAGAATGCAAAGCACCTTGAGGTAGTTCCAGATGGCCTTGCGATTGGGATCTGCCATCGTAGGCCAGTGCTTATCGAAAATCAGAAGCGCCGGAGACATTTCGTTGAACTGTGCATTAATCTTCGATTTTGCGAAATTGATAACGACTACCTCGTCCTCACGCCCGATCGCATCACTCAGATCCTTGTGAACATACTCGTAGAAGAGATCCAGGATCAGCTTCGGATTGATCTTCTTCGCACCCTCGATCGCCTCTAAAGCCATTTTGATGTCACGCTCCTCGGGATACGTATCACGCAGCTCTTGAAAGAAGCGAATAAGCTGGTTGTTAAACGCGCCAAGTGCACTCATCGCCTTCTATAAGAAAGAGGTGAATGCGCTTTAGATTCGTTTGGGCGCAGTTAACGCCTGGATCCACCCCCCTTTTTGAAAATATACGGAGCGGCGAAACTATAAAGGAAATAGGCGAGAATACACAGGGTAAATACCATCATGACAACTTGGAAGAATCTCGAAAACTGGCAAAAGAGGCTCATGTTTTCCACAGGACAAGTATTTAGAGCTACCGCGCCTACACCGAGGCCAAGACCGGGCCCTCCACTACGTTTCATTCTACTACTTTACTACATTCTACCTGGCCCTTTCGGCATCCCCTGTTCACGATCACGCTGATAAGCCTCCATCTGCTTATCAAACATTTCCTCCTTCTTGGAGCGGCGCTGCGAAGTCATCTGCGCCCCGCCTCCGCCTGTGGCTGCATCTTGTGACAGGCGATCACCATCCGATGCCCCGCCATTCAAGAAAGAGAATGCCCCAGGCATAGTCGTTCCACCGGCCCCCTGAGAACTCGTATCGGTATCAACACCGCTGTAGCTGAATCCTTTCGCAAAGCTGACATTTTCCATCATACTGAATGCGGCCGGCTCCCCCGCTCCTACAGCGGCGGTGGGCGCCCCAGTCTGCGTGCTCCCTCCCTCTTTCATGCGCTTCTCGTATAACCAGTTCATGACGTCAGAATCGGTGCGTGGCTCAGACTCGCCTGCCACGACGATTGTAGGAACCTTTTTGAGCCATGCAGGAAGCTGCGGTCTCTGCGACCCGGGATCCACACATACAAAGCGAAACTGCGACTTCCATGGTGTTCTCGCCAACTCAGTAATAAACGCTTTCGACCACTGGCATTTATTGCTGTAGAAACATATGTTCGTAGCCTGACTACTCATTGGCCTAACCCACTATTATTTCTTGATAGTGCTGCCGGGAAGTTTAAACGCGCGGGCTGCTGCCGAGCCCTAGTAGTTGCCCGCCTAAAATTGAGTCGGCTAAAGCAATAAGAAGCTATCAATAGAATGTCCGCTCGCTCTGGTGCTCCTAAAACAATGGCAGAACGTCGTGCGGCAGCAGCAGCTGCAAAGCCAAAGCCCGCCGCTGCGGCCCCTCCTCCCGACTCTGTATTTAAGAATCTCCAGCGTGAAAGCCCCGCAGTTATTCGGTTCACACTCGCTCCGACGCATGTATCTTACGCCAACACTCTCCGTCGTGCCATGATAACGGAGGTGGAGACAGTCGCATTCGCATCGGACATCGCAGAAAACGGCGGGACAACCGATGTGCTTATTACAAAAAACAGCACGCCGATGAGTAACGAAATGCTCGCGCATCGCATCGGCCTTTTACCCGTCCATGTAGAGAACCCACTAGAGTGGAATCCCGAGGAATACACTTTCAAGCTCGACGTTGTAAATGACTCCACGAACCCGCGCGATATAGTGGCATCCGATATTACGGTGCTGAAGAATCGTGGTCCTGAAGAGGACCCGCTTCCGGTCCCGAGTGTCCAGTTCTTCCATCCTGACCCGGTCACTCATGATACTACCCTTCTTACCGTCCTGAAGGGGCGAGTGGGGACGCAAGAACCCGAGGCACTTTCCTTCGTGGCAAAGGCAACCCTCGGTAGTGGCCGCGTGAATGCCCGTTTCATGCCCGTAACGAGTCGCTGCTCATATGGGTATACTCTTGATGATTCTCCAGAGCGCAAGAAGGAGATGTTCACCAAGTGGCTTACCACCCACAAAAAGGTGAACCCTACTGAGCTAGAATCTAACTCTGGGCGCAAAGGTGAGCTGGAAAGGGAGTTTGCGACGATGGAGATCCAGCGCTGCTATAAGATTGACGAGCGCGGTGAGCCATTGAGT